GAAATGAAAATGGTAACTGGCCAAATGGACCAACCACAAATGTTGATGGTAGTAGTATTCCTTGGTCATCAGAATGGTGGAGTGTACATAATTACCTGAGATATGGTGGCAGATGTGTAATTTCAGGTGCAGTCGATAACAAAACAGAAACGGTAAATAATGCCATTGATATTTTGAAAACTTTACCAACAACAATTAACTGCGTATTTACAAATAACTACGTATACAATTCTGATATTGTTAATATAGTAAATGATAGAACGGATTGTATTGCAATTTGTCCGATACAATTAACTGGAACAACCACTGTTAGTTCTAATATTCAAGGTCTTGCAGGATTAGAAACACAAAGCAAAAAAACTTTTCGTATCGCAGGAAATAAATTACATTTAGGAACATCCCAGACTTATACTATTGGTGATAATACTTCATCTTCATTAATATCATCAGCACTGTCCGCTGATGTTGCTGGGTGTATGTCTAGAGTCAATGCATCATTAACACCATTTGGATCACCTGCGGGTATTGTTGCTGGCAGAATTCTAGATGTAGTGAGGATGGAGTATACACCAACAACTGCGGATATTACATATCTAAAAAGATTTTATGTAAATACAGCAAGAACGTTCGAAGGAACAGGTTCGTGTATTTTTGGTGATATGACAGGTAGACAACCTTCAGATTCAGATTCATCAGTGTTTCAGTATGTTAACGTTGTGCTAACAGAACTATATTTGAATCGGGTCATTTCTGATTCAATTAGACCATACTTGTTTAGAACAAATGATGCCTCAAACAGATCTGCGATTGTTAATACAATAACACCAATATTAAGAAATGCTGTTGCTTCGGGTGGTATAGTTGAATATAAACTAATATGTGATGAAAGTAATAATGATCAGCGTGTAATCGATAATAATCAACTCAACGTAAATTTTGTTTGTAAATTTCCCCTTAGCACACAAGTTATTAATCTTACATTTACTGCTAAAAGTGGAACACAATCAGTGAGTAGTTCTATAACTGACAGTGGTTCTATCAGTGCATCTAATACTGGTACGAGACCCTCTGGTACTAGACCATCTAGCTCATCATCCACACTAAATACTAGTGGTGGGAGATCATATTAATGTCTAATAGCAACAATCTAGAAGAATTTATTTCTGGATTTAATGGGGGAAATAGAACCCATCGCTATGATGTTTCTATGGATTTTCCTACTGGGGTAGGCAACCAGCAAGAGATGAATAGATTCTATATCAGGGCGGCTACTTTACCACCCAGTCAAGTAAATCCTATTCGTGTACCATACAGAGGTAGAATTTTAAAGTGGCCTGGTGATAGAATTTATTTTCCATGGACTTTTCGAGTGCTTGATCAAAACAATGGTAAAAATAAATCATTATGGAATAATTTTAACGAGTGGAGCAATATTATCAACAACCACGAGACTAATGTAAGTTCTCAGCGTTGGAACCAATTTACTAAAGATTGGACAATAACACAAGTTGATAATGCAGGCAATACAATAAAAACAGTAGAATTGATAGGTTGTTGGCCGACAATTGTTGGTCCAATTAGCGTAGATGCAAACTCCATAGATACCTTAGTGGAATTTACTGTTACTGTTGAATATCAATATCATAAGATAGATGGTCTTGAGGGAGCCTGATTACGTATAATATGGAGAAAAAATGGCTATAAACTTACTGGGATTTTCAATCGGAAGAACAACTAAAGACACAACGGGAATAGCAACAGATCTTCCCGGAACTGTCGCAAAGTCACCTATAACACCAGATGAATACGATGGTTCATATCAGTTTGAAACTGGTGGTATTCTAGGAACCTATGTTGACTTTACTGGTGCTGTAAGAGACGAAAACTCTCTGATTGCTCAGTATAGAGGTCTAGCTCTTTTCCCTGAAGTAGACAACGCTATCGAAGATATTTGCAACGAAGCAATTGTGATGGGTACAGATAGAAAACCTGCCAAAGTTGGTTTGGGAAACGTTAAATTATCATCATCAATTAAAAATAAAATACAAAATGAATTTGATTATGTTTTGCGATTGATGGATTTCCATAAAAAAGCCTATGAAATATTCAGAAGATGGTATGTCGATTCAAAACTATATTATCAGATGGTAATTGATGAAAATGATCCTATGAAAGGGATTGTTGAACTGAGACCAATAGATGCCACAAAAATTAAAAGGGTTCGAAAAGTAAACCGTGATAAAAAAAATAAAAACAATACTGTTTCATTAGTAGACAGCATAGAAGAATATTATGTTTACACCAACACCGAAAAAGATTCAATTTACCCAACATCAAATGCAGGTATAAATATCACCAAAGATTCTATTGCATATGCAAATTCAGGGCTTGTTGATGCCAACTCAAAGAGAGTTGTTGGATATCTACAAAAAGCGATTCGACCAATAAACATGCTCAGACAGATTGAAGATGCTGTGGTTGTTTATCGCGTTTCTAGAGCACCCGAACGTAGAGTTTTCTATATTGACGTGGGTAACCTACCCAAACAAAAAGCAGAACAATATCTTCGTGAAGTTATGCAGAGATACCGAACCAAGATGATATATGATCAAGGATCGGGACAAGTTAACGACAGCAGAGACCACATGTCGATGCTTGAAGACTACTACCTCCCACGTAGAGAAGGTGGTAGAGGAACTG